TTGAGTTCGCGATTAAGTCTTGCTCCGTTATGAATAGTGCCTTTGTCATACTAATTCTATTTTATTGCCCTTACGAACAACGATTTGTTGCTGCCAAATGTGTCTGCAAGATGGTCTTGAAACATCCGTACCTGGTAGGGTGTACCAACCGCCTCTGCGCTCCCAAACACTAAAGCCCATGATTGAACTCATTTGGTCAATGTCTTGGCGAGTATAAAGTTTGTTGAGCCTTATAAGCGTTCTGCAAAAGTCACGTGTTGTGTCAATCACTTTCGCACCAGTAGCATCAGGGCGAAGGTCGTACCGGTAACGTATCTCAAACGCTTCCTCTGCCTCGGTATCGGGTGTGTCAGCTATCCGTGCAACTCTATCTTGAATTGTTACTTGCCCTTTAGAGATAAGGTACTCAATACGCTCGCTCACTTTTTCCAACGGCACATCTAATCTGCGTGAGATTTGGTCGGCTTCTACCTTTTTAGTCCGCTTTATCTCGGCTAAAATCTTTTTGTCAAGTTCTTTATTCTCAGGCTCGACTTCCATAAACTCCGCCATTACTGAGTTGTCAGCTTCGAAGCGTACTGGCTTAGAGCGCAAAACTTGGTAGTTGTCGGCACTTACACCGAACTCCATAGCAACGCTTTCAAACGCTTCCATTTCGTCAAGTTCGCCTAATTCTCTTAGTTTGTTTCGTGACCAGCCTAAAGCTGCTTTTCCGCCCCATAGGAGATACGAAATGTATCCGCAGTCGCTTTGGCTGTCTGCGTTGTCGTAATACGTTTCAGCACGGCTCAAATAGCTGTGCATCCTTTTAATTGTTTCTAAGGATACACCCTCTCCGTTGGCTAACTGCTGCGCCCTTACTTTACCAGTTTGGGTAGCGCATTTATTATCATTCTTTTCGTTTAGTTCGATTCCTCTTTTGGCGTTGTTTCTTACACCCTCTCCGTAGTCGGCAAATGTTTCAAACTCTTGATTAAACTCCATCGGCTCGCCTAAAAACAAATCAACCTGCTCGGCTGGTAAACCGAAGCCTTGCAGCATTATAGTCGCTTGCTCCTTAGTCAAGTCACCTTTGGAGTACTTGCGTACCACTCGCAACATTTTGTCTTGCTGTGAGGCAGATAAACCAGCGAGAACGCTATTGCCCATTTCTTGTGGTGCTACTATTTCCGCAGGTGCGGGTGTTGTAAGGTCAGGCTCATATCCAGCCTTTTCTCTAAGTTCGTCACGGGTTAAAATCTGCAATAATGAAGCCTCGGTCAACTGCTCGCTAATCGGCTCGGTTGGCTGTAATTTCAAACCAGTTACTCCGTTAAAAGAAGCAAGGTAATTTACTGAACGCTCGATTCTTTGAACCCGATCTTCGATATAAGTAGCTTTGAAGATTTCGTATGACTCAACCATTTCGGCTCTGCCTCCAAGTTGCGATTCGGTTTTCACACCAAATAACATCGGTGAGGTAACTCGGTGAGCAACGAAGATTTCCTGCTGAACTGTCTTATTTAGAATGTCAAACTGCTTGTCTAAGTCACTTGGAGTTAAAGGAGTCAATTCGGGTTTGGTTTCGGGGCTATCCGAAAAGTTCACAAGGAAACGACCAGCGTTGTCCGTGCCTCCAAACTTCATCTTCATCTGCCGTTCGATGGCATCCGATTCTTCGGGGGTGGGGATTCCGTTTGGAAAGTTGATAAGGTACGAACCCCAAAAGTTATTTTTGATATTGTTGACGTGGAAATTAGCAATCTCCACATCTAACTCAATATAAGCCGTACCGCCAAGATATTCAGGCAATGGGTAAACCTTAACCCCTGCGCTGTACGCTCGATAGTAAAACAGCTGCTTGCCGATTCTATTTTCTGGATCGAAAGCTGGGATTTGGCTTACTTGGTTCAGCTGGGGGAATTGCCTAACCTCATATTCGTCATACCAATCGTAAACGTAAAACATCTTTTCATCCTTGTCCGCACGAACTCTATGAAAGTCCACGTGACAAATCTCTGCAATCCCCCCACCTCTACTCCAAGTTACTTCTAAAGCAAAGCCGTTGTAGATTTCCATATCCAACGTTAGCTTTTGCGTTAGGTCGTTCATTGAGTCGTAGGCATTCGGAAACGTAGGCGAATCCAAAAAGGCTTTGGCTTGCGGTGTTTCTTCTTCCGATGTCCATCCTTTACCTACGATGTAACCGACTTTACCATTCACGATGGCGTTGTGCTTTGCGCTCCTTCGGTAAAGATTTAAGAGGTAGTTAGGGTAGTCGTTTTCAACTCCATAGCTTACCCATTGCTGGCTTTTGTTTTCGATAAACAAAGGCACTTTATGCTGGTAGCCTTGCCAAGAAAAGGCAAAAGGTTTTTTAGAACTCATTGATAATGACGTTTAAGTTGTCTAAGGTAATCGTGATGGCGTGCGTTGAGCATTTAACATATACTTGAATCGTGTCACCTGAGCTTAAAGGCACAACGCATTGCGAAGGAATAGTCACCTCGCTTACCGAGCCAGCAGCTTGCGCAAACTCCGAACAAGGCCACAACTCACCATTTTTAAAAAGAGCAACGTGCATCTTCCTATTTGTTTGCGCTAATATTGCAGCGATTGCACTGGTTCTAAAATACTTCAAATCACCGGTATAAGTAACAAGACCCGAAGCGTTAACGCTTAATCCGTTTCTATTGAATCCAGTTGTAATAGTAGCGTTAATTGGTGACCATACGTTCTGCGTTAATACGGTTGTTCCTGACGTAGCAAAGTCAAAAAAGTTAAGCGCACTCGGAGAATCCTCGACTTGTATCGCACAATTTTGCATCCACGTTCCAACTCTCGTTGCGGTGTTTGCACCTTGTGTCGTTTCGTTTTTGATGACAAGCGCATCGGTAAGTAGTTGTCCCATTAGTTAAAGGTATAGTCAAAGGTGTTATCAAACGTGCCAGTCGATGGCTCTGCGTAAGTAATTGTATTGGTTGCGCTCACAAAGGCTTGCTCACCCATTTGTATATAAGCCAGCCCAGTTTCTACTAAAGCAATATCTCCCTCGTATGCTGTGTAGGTGTATTGACCTTTGGATAAATCACCAACCGAAATACTAAACTTGTCGTATCTACTTAAGCCTTGAGATTGATTAGACGAGCGTAAAATGCTAAACGATGTAGTTTCGGCTGTTGCCATTGACCTCAACTCAAACTCAAAAGTAGTAGGAATGAACAACGCTTCTGCATATCTATCTATTCCGCAAGTCACCTCCGCTGGAAGCGCACCATCTTCGTTACATCTTAGCTGGTAGGCTGCCCACCCCTCAAAGGGGAATGTGGTCGTGCATCGGTCACTCCAAGTGACTACGATTTCATTCGACTGGTTAGATAGTAGGTAAAGCATCTTAAAGGTAAATGTATCACCGAAGCGAATGATACAAATCCATCCGCTTTGCTCCCCAATAATCGATGTTAAATTCCGTTTCGATTGTTTCTTTTAAATTAGCTGCCAAGGTCAAACGCAAGTCCTTTTCGTGGATTAAAGTTTTGATATACTTGTGCCAATCTTTACTCCTTGCCTCCCGAACTAAAAAGCCATTTAAGCCGTGGTCGATTATAGTGTTATAAGGGTAAACATCGGAAGCAATAATAGCCTTACCCATTGTGCCAGCTTCGACCAATTTTAACTCACTCTTGCAGCGGTTAAAGGTCGTATCCCTCAAAGGCGCAAGGCAAACATCCACAAAGTTATACCCTCCGACATAAGAGTAGATATCCGCAGCTTCTATTCTGCCGTAATTCTCTTGCTTGCCGTTGCTTGTAAAAACTCTCTCATACGCTTCGTACATTGGGTTTTCGTTCCAGCCTCCTAAATACAGCCTATACAAGCCGTTTAACGAACGATCGTCTGCAAGGATACCCATACCCGATTCCATTAGAATAATGTCCTCATAGTGCTGTGCGCCACCAAACCAGCCAAACCTAACAAACTCACTTGGTTCGGGTTTAGACTTGTACTGCTCGTAACCTGAAAAGGTGCAATTCGGAATTACTGAAACATTAGGATTTAAAATAGATACCTTTTCTTTTAGATAGGCATTGGTGCAGATAACGTGGTCAACTACCCTGATGTGGTCACGGATTATATTGGAGATATTCTTTTCTCTATAAAGAGAATACATCGGATGACCTGATTCCAATACCCAATAATCGTCAAGGTCGAGAATCAAAGTCACATTAAACTGGTTACATTTATCCCGAAGCCATTTAATTTGTTCGGGTGTTTCGCCCCACATTCTACTGACTAAAACGATGTCCATCTGCTCG